AGAAATGTTTGGGTCGTTTAATAACTACCTTGCTTACATGACTGAGCGTGAACAGTTAATTCAGTCAGGAGACTACGACACAGGAAACTGGGCAGAGGCAGATACTGGCTTTACAGAAGACCAGCAAATGATTCTTGAGGGAGACGCTGATCTTACTATAGACGCTAGCGATCCCGGACAAAACCTAGAAAATCTTCGTAGACAACAAACAAGCACTCAACAAGGCGCTTATAATAACTGGATTAACTCTGACGCTAACCAAGCACTGTTAGAAAAATATGGCGTTCAGCCTATAACATACAGCGAGTCTGGCGATAAATTTAGATGGAACGGCTCTGCTTACGTTAAAACCGAAGAAGTAAGTAGTCCCGGACCTACACAGTTTGCTCAAGCTGGTATTATGGCGGCAATGACTTACTACGTTGGCGCAGGGCTTACACAATATTTAGCCGCACCTAAAGTAGCTACAGTTGCTAATCAAGCAACCGGCCTTGGTTTACCTGCTTCAGTTGCTTCCGGTGCTTCAGCAGGAATTGTGAACGCAGCTACTCAATTAGTAATGACAGGTGATTTAGACTTTGGAGAAGCTTTAGAAGCTGCAATAACTGCTGGCTTAGGGTCAGAAGCCATTAAACAAATCCAAGAGTCTGGTGTTTTAAACCAACTTGCAGAGTCTATAAACGAGTATACCGGAAGACAAGATTGGATTAGTTTAGAAGATGGTACTTTATTTAAGCTAGTAAACGAATACGACGATAAAGGCAATGTGGTAGGCACCTTAAATCGTGTTTTAATGCCAAACGGCGGGACATTAAGTTACGAAAACTTTTTACAGTTTGCTGCTGAAGGCACTTTTGGAAGCCCAGTTCTTCGTGATTCTGTAGGAACTGTTGTTGGATTTTTTAGAGAAGGTTTAGAAACACCTGAGTTTATAGATAAAATTATAGAAGCAGCATCTAATGCTTATACAGAACAGGGATCAGTAACTCAACGCGTCGTTAACTTTCTTGCTGGAGCCTCGACTTCTGGAAGCGCAACAGGGTCTATGGGAGCCGTTGTTTCTGGAGATTTAAACACCACTGCCGACAATTTAACTCTTATAAGGCAACTACAAGAAGCAATTGAAAGAGAAGAAGATCCAGAAGTTAGAGAAGCTTTAGAAGAAGAACTAAATCGTTATGAAGAGGAAACTGTTGAAGAAGATATTCTTGAAGACACTACGCAAGAAGCCACAGGTTTTGAAGACGACGAGCCCGGCATTACTGAAGAAATGTTTAACGACATTGTTGGGCAAATAAGAGAAGACAATCAAGTTGAAACACAAGAAATTATTGACGCTCTTGCTGCTCTTAATGTTACTGACTTACCTACTCTTTCTCAGATAGAAGAAGCTTTCCCAGAGCTTAATGACGTATCCCTTACTCAAATTCAAAATACTGTTTCTACTTTACTATCTGATGCTGGTTTATTAACCACAGAAGAGTTTTCTGAAGCAATGGCTGAAGTACTAACACCAGAGCAGTTAGCTACTGCTTTGGCTAACCTGCCTTATGGAGACGCTGAAGACTTTATTGAAGCCGTTGCTAACGCCGGTTACTCTACTCCTGAAGATATTGCTACTGCTTTAAATGATGCAGATTTAATGAGTAACGAAGACTTCGGTACTTACATGGAGCAATTCAGAGAAGACGTAGTAGGAGACGTGGGTACGTTATTAGAAGAAGCTATTGAAAACTTCCCATTCCCTGACACCTTTACTGATGCTCAAGTAGAACAACTTAGAGAAACAATCGTTATTCCTGAAGGCGCTACTATGGCTCAAGTTCAGGAAGCTTTAGACAGGCTTGCTGAACAAATGCCAGCAGAAGCGCCTACTTTGCAAGAAATGAGTACTTTGCTTAATACTGCTTTAGACGGTTTAAATATTGCCAGTCCTGAAGATGTTAGAACCGCTTTAGCTGAATTTAACTTCAGTGAAGAACAACTTACTCAAATTATCAACGCACTTCCTGAAGGTTTAAACATCTCTGACTTGTCTACTGCTTTAGAGGACGTAGTAGTAGGAGAAGACTTAGAAGCCGCAGTAGACACTATTACGGATCTAATTGGTGATTTAGACATAGCAAGTACAGAAGACATTAGAACACTATTAACTGAATATGGATTTACTGAAGAACAACTTGCGCAGATAAGTCAAGCCGTAAATATACCTGAATCAGTTACTTTGGCAGAGCTTAGACAAGAACTAGACAATTTACCTGAGAACCTAACTGCACAAGAAGTTATTGACTTAATGTTAGAATCTGACGTTGCAACTAAGTCAGACTTTCAAACAATGTTGGATGAAGCTTTTGAAAACTTTGCTTTTCCTGATACGTTTACTGACGCTCAAATTAAGCAAATTAAAGACAGTATTGTCTTCCCTTCAACCGCTTCTATGGATCAAATTCAGACTGCTTTAGATAGACTAGAAGATCAGATACCTGAAGCAGGGCCGTCGTTAGACGAAATACAAAAGTTATTTACGGACACGCTTGGTGGTTTGGCTATTGCAAGTCCTCAAGACGTAAGAGATGCGCTGTCAGAGTTTGAGTTTAGCGAATCACAAATTAACCAGATAATTAACGCCTTACCTGAAAATATTAGCAATAGCGACTTAGCAACTGCTTTAGAAGATGTTGTTGTTGGTGAAGATTTAGACGCTGCTGTAACTACAATTACTGAAGCTGTCGGGGCTCTTAATATCGCTAGTCCGGAAGACATTAAAACTATATTGTCTGAATACGGATTTACTGATGCTCAACTACAACAAATTGTTAATGCTCTGCCTGAAGGATTAACTTTAGAGCAAGTACAGACTTCTTTGTCTTCTGCTCTTGAAGGTGTAGCTACCGGTGCTAATTTAGATTCTTCTACTACAAAAATAATAAACGCTCTTGGTGAGCTTGATATAGCTAGCCCACAAGATGTTAAAGATGCGTTAGCTGAGTTTAACTTTAGTGACGCTCAAATTGCCCAGATAATTAACGCTTTACCTGAAAACATAAACAGGTCTGATTTAAATACAGCGTTAGAAAGTGTGGTAGTAGGTGAAGATTTAGACGCTGCCGTAGACACAATCAAGGAAACTATCGGCAATTTATCAATAGCTAGTCCCGATGACGTCCGTGATATTTTAACTAACTACGGATTTACTGAAGCACAGCTTGCTCAGATTGAAGGGGCCGTAACTATACCGCCTTCGGCAACTATTGCTGACGTACAAAGAATTGTAGATAGTATTCCTGAAGGGCTTACAGCAGAGCAGGTAGCTACACAGTTAAGCGGGGAGTTTGAAGGTCTTACCAAAGACATCGCTGGAGTTCAAAGTGGAATTGATGAGCTAGCAGAAAGCTTAGGACTGTCTACAGACGGTTTGCTTACTGCTATTTCTAATCTTAGTGGGGCTGACGGAGAAAACCTTACTACACTACAAGAAAATATTCTTGCGGGTTTAGGGGACATTTCGGAAGAATTTGGCACAGACATAAGCGGGGTCGTTGAGTCGGTAACAGACCTCACTACTGATGTTGCTGACGGTATTGAGGGTTTAGGCGATCAACTTACAGGCATTGGAGAAGGCATTGGAGGAGTTCAAAGCGGTATTGACGACCTTGCTGAAAACCTAGGTCTTTCAACAGACGCTCTTATTCTTGCTATTTCAAACCTTGGTACTGCTACTGGCGAGGACCTCACTGGCCTCGAAACTTCTGTTTTAACTGGCTTAGGCGATTTAGCCGACAACTTAGGCTTAAACATTGGAGATGTAGTAGATTCTGTTACTGACCTTGAAACCGGACTTACAGAAAACATTACTGGTCTTAGTGACCAACTTACTGGTGTTGAAGAAGCAGTAGGCGGAGTAACCACAGCAGTAACAGAAGGTGTTGAAAGCCTTGCTGACGCACTGGGTGTACAAACCGACGATATTGAAGCAGCTATTGTTACTTTAGGTTCTGGTCTTGGTGGGGAGCTTACTGACTTAGAAACAAATGTTCTTTTAGGACTAACAGGCCTTGCAGACAGCATAGGCACTGATGTAGGTACGGTAGTAGATTCTATTGCTGGTCTTGGTACAGGACTAGGCGAAAACATCCAAGGACTGTCTGAAGGTCTTTCAGAGCAGCTTGGCACAGGTTTTGAAGGAATAGGAGGACAACTAGAGTCAGGCTTTGGACAACTTGGGCAACAACTTGGGTTAGCCACTTTAGGTCTATTTGGTTTAGGGGCAAAACAACCAACAGCACAAGAAATAGCTGCTGCTCAAAGAGAGTTTAAGTATACTCCTTTTGAAGAAAAAGCAACGCCTAGGCAGGTACAGCAAGTTGTAAGATCTACCCCTGTTAAACAACAACCGTCTGCACTACAACAAATTAATCAGATGATTGATAGGCAAACAACTACACCACAAATACAACCTATGAACCTAGGCATGTTTACCAGCGATCCTAATAGGAAACTAGCATGACATATCTAAATTTAATGAACAACGTATTACGTCGTCTTCGAGAAGAAGAGACTACATCCGTTACAAACACCACTTACGTTAAAATGGTTGGCGACTTTATAAACGACGCTAAAAAAATAGTAGAAGAAGCAACTGATTGGTCTGCTTTGCGTGATACCCTTGTAGTAACTACTGCTGCATCAGACAACAGTTATTCACTAACTGGCAGTAGCGACAATGTAAAAGTCATGTCTGTTCTTAACGACACTAAGAACTGCTTTATGAACTACCAGACTAAAGACTGGTTTAATGAGCAGATATACTTAGTTAATCAGTCAGAAGGTGCGCCTTTGTATTACACGTACAACGGACTAGACGCTAACGGAGACACTGAAGTTCTTGTTAGTCCTAAACCAGACGGCGTGTACAGCCTAAGATTTAATGTTATTAAAAGGCAAGCAGACCTGAGTGCCAACACGGACGCTATGCTTGTACCTGCAATGCCTGTAGTACACCTTGCGGTAGCGTTGCTTGCACGAGAGCGTGGAGAAACAGGCGGTACTTCTACTGCTGAGTACTTTGCTATTGCTGACAAGTTTTTGTCTGACGCTGTTGCTATTGACGCAGCAAAACACCCAGAAGAGATGATCTTTAGGACTATCTGATATGGCTCAAGAACTTAAAAGTATCAATCTTGTAGCTCCGGCATTCAAAGGTGTTAACACCGAAGACTCGCCACTGGCTCAAGACCCGTCGTTTGCAGAGATTGCAGACAACGCTGTGATTGACAAACGTGGTCGTATTGCTGCACGTAAGGGCCACACTGTTGTTACAACTAACAAGACTGTACTGGGGACTGATTCATTACGTGCTATCAAAGAGTTTAGAGACAACGCAGGAAACACTAAGATTTTTTCTGTTGGTAACAACAAGATTATTAGCGGTACGACTACATTAGTAGACGAGACTCCTAGTGGCTATAGTATTAACGCAGACAACTGGAAGCTTGTAGACTTTAACGACCGTATCTATATGTTTCAGAGAGGCTTTGAGCCTTTAGTGTATGACAACACCTCTGGCGCTGTACAAGCTATGAGCGACCATACGCACGCTAGCGGCGTTGCTAGCACCATGTACGGCAACGAGGTACTAGCGGCTTACGGCAGGCTCTGGACAGCAGACTTTAGTACGGACAAGTCTACAATATACTGGTCTGATTTGTTAAATGGTATTCACTGGTCAGGTGGTTCTAGCGGTTCTATTGATATTTCTAAGGTATGGCCTGACGGTTACGATGAAATTGTAGCTTTAGCAGCACATAACAACGCCTTAATAATTTTTGGTGAGCATAGTATTATTGTGTATGATGGAGCTACTTCTCCTGCTTCTATGACTTTAGCAGATACTGTGGCAGGTATTGGTTGTGTCAACAGAGACACTGTGCAGTATACAGGTACTGACTTGTTGTTCTTGTCACACACCGGCCTTAAAAGCTTTGGCAGAACAATACAAGAAAAGTCAATGCCTATTAGTAGTTTGTCAGGCAATATTACAAAAGATATTATTGCTGCGTTGCAGAATGAGACTCAGTTCTTTAGGTCTGTTTATAGTCCAGAAGAAGGTTTCTATCTGCTTACTTTTGTAGGTCAAGACGTAACGTACTGTTTTGACGTACGGGGTACGTTAGAGAACGGATCATACCGTGTTACTCGTTGGCCTTCTACTAGCTTTACATCGTTTACACGCCTTAGTGACGGTACTTTATACGTAGGGACTGCTAACGGTATTAGTACATATACAGGCTACAGCGACAACGGCGTTGGCTATCGTTTTAAGTACTATAGTCCAAGTTTAACCTTTGGTGATAGCTCAAGAGTTAAGATCCTTAAAAAACTGAAGCCAACTTTAGTAGGTGCCAATAGCTCAGTCGTATTTATGAAGTGGGCGTATGACTTTGATACTACATACGCTACAGCAGAGTTTACGGTAGGTACTCAGATTACAGGCTTTTACGGTCAAAGTGAGTATACAACGGTAGAATTTACAGGTGGTCAGCTAACTAACGCACGATCATTGAACACAACAGGATATGGGACAAGTGTACAGGTAGGCTTAGAATCTGAAATAGACGGCTTTGCTTTGTCACTACAGGAGATTAACGTAATGGCCTTAATAGGTAAGCTGCTTTAACTAGGAGAAAAAAATGAGCATTTTAGATTATTTGCTTCAACCAGAGGTCGCTATACCGGGCGTTATTGGCGGTTTATTGACCGCTGAAGAATACAACAGGTTGTCCGATGTTGGCGAAGAAGCCTTAGTTGGTACAACTGTGCGTGGACGCGAGGTTCCGGGAGCTTTAGACATTGCTCAGGCAGGCCTAGAGCAGACCCAGTTTAAACCCTTTACAGTAACTACTTCTACTGGTGGACAATTTGGGACTCAACTTGACCCTACTACCGGTCAGTTTACTACAACTATGGGTGTGTCTCCTGAAGAACAAGCAATGCAGCAACAGTTACTAGGAGGAGCGCAACAGTTTTATCAACAAGCACAAGCGCCTAGAACTGAACGTGAGCAGGAAATATTTGACCGCATACGGGCCGTACAAACTCCCGAAGAACAGAGACAGCGTTTAGCTTTGGAAGAACGCTTGGCTGGACAAGGACGCCTTGGCGTACGTACGGCTCAATACGGCGGCACTTCAGAGCAGCTTGCATTAGCTAAAGCCAGAGAAGAAGCACAAAACACAGCGGCTATTCAGGCAATGCAACAGGCTCAATCAGAGCAGTTACAACAGGCAAACCTAGGTCAGCAACTGTTTGGTGCTAGTTATATGCCTCAAGGACAACTGCTTGCTGCTACTCAGCCGTCTCAACAACTAGCTGAGTTTCAGTCAGGACTTCAGCAGTACGGTGCCGGTCTCTTTGGTGAAACGGCTATGTCGGGTCTTGAGCAACAACTACTTATGGAACGAGCAAGAGCTAATCTTTTGGGTCAGGTAGGTGGAACTATGTTGGACAGGGCGTTTACTGTTCCTCAAGGCGGTGGTTCGGGTGGCAACATACTTGAAGACGTTGTTAGCGGAGGCAGAGGTTTGTTTGACTTCTTGGGTATTACAGATAGTAACAATGACGGACGCTGGTGGCAACGGCTTTTCCCGTAAAGCTTCGAAAGCATATTGATTAAGGAGAGAAATCGTGGCTAAGTTTTCACAAGAATTTTTAAGACAGATGGCAAGCCCTATGGGTTCTGTCCAAGGTGGGCTATTGTCTGCTGTAGGCGGTGCTGCTACACTGCCCCA